TTATTGCCGATCTCGAAGAGAAAGGTGTTAATCCAAGTTCAAAGACACACATACATCCAATGACTTTGAAATCTTGGTTATCGGATCGTATCAAAGATGGCAAGGAAGTAGATCTTGAAATGTTTGGTGCGTATGTTGGTACAACTGCTACATTTAGAAAGGTATAATCATGAAAGCACAAGTAGTAGAGAAGAAAGAGGCAGGTTTACCTGCAAATTTGATAAGTGAAATGGCAACCGATTCTGGCTTGGGACTATCTAATGTGACGGCAGATGACATGCAGATTCCTTTTTTAAGGATTCTACAAGCATTGTCTCCACAGTTAGTTAAAACTAATTCAGATTATATAAAAGGTGCAGAACAAGGAGATATCTTTAATACTGTTACCCATCAAGTATGGAAAGCAGAAGAAGGTATTACTGTAGTGCCTTGCTATTTTGAGCAAAAATTACTTGAGTTCGTACCAAGATCTCAAGGTGGTGGTTTTGTACAAGAATTATCCAAGGATCATCCCGATGTTTTGAATGTCAAAAGAGACAAAGAAACTAATATGGACGTGTTACCTAGTGGTAATGAACTTGTAAGAACGGGTCAACACTACGTTAAAGTTCTTAATGAAGAGCTTGGTATGTTAGAACCTGCCATCATAGATATGAAGAAAACTCAAATCAGAAGATCAAAGATTTGGGTAACTCAAATGTCAATGCAAACTATTAAGTTAGCAGATGGTACATCAAAACCTGCTCCTATGTTCGCCAATAAATGGAAACTTAAAACAGTAGCCGATGGCAATGACAAAGGATCTTGGTATTCCTGGCAGATAGAAAAAGTCGGGATGGTAGATTCTCTTGACGTTTATAATGAATGTAAAGAGTTTCATAATAGTGTTGCAAGTGGAGAGATTAAAGGAACGGCAGTAGCCGATGAGATTGATCAATCCACTACGAATGAAAACGAAATACCATTCTAACTTTTAACAATTTCGGGTAGAGGTCCTCCATTTCATTTTCCTCTACCCGAAAACCATTTGTGAGGAATAAAATGAACAATGGTCAAAGGTTTATGGATGCTTTTCAAGGTTTCTCTGAGGCTCATGGAGAGACAAAGATCTCCCAGGAAAGAAGACAAGGGAAACAAGCCGCCAACTCCTATATTAAAAGAACTCCGTTAACACTAGAACTTATCAATGGTCATCTAGATGGTGGACTTGGTGTTGGTTCTATACCTATTAATGAAGAAAATAACTGTAAGTTTGGTGCATTGGATATTGATACATATCCTATTGACCATCTTTCCCTAGATAAAAAATTAAGAAAACTTAAAATACCATGCATCGTTTGTAGAAGTAAAAGTGGTGGAGCACACATCTTTTTCTTTTTAACAGATTGGATGAATGCAGGTGAATTTAGAGATAAAGCATCAGAGATTGCATCTGTAATTGGTTTTGGTAACTGTGAAATATTTCCAAAACAAGAGCAGATATTAGTAGAACGAGGAGATGTAGGTAACTTTATAAACCTACCTTATCATAACAAAGATCAAACCATGAGATATGCCTTCAAAGACAATGGAGAGGTTGCCACCTTTGAAGAATTTTTAGATTTAGTTGATGAAAGAAAAGTAAAACCGAATGATTTTTTTAAATTACAAGTAGGTTCAAAAAAGACAGAACCTTTTCCAGAAGGTCCACCTTGTTTAAATGTCATGGCACTAAACGGCATTGGAGAAGGAGCAAGGAACATGTCTTTGTTTAACTATGGTGCGATGTTTAAGAAAATGGATCCCGATAATTGGAAAGCGCTGCTAGAAAAATTCAATATTGATTATTGTACAAGTCCCGTATCGGCACAAGAGATAGTTCAGATACAAGGTCAATTAGAGAAGAAAGAATATTTTTATACATGTAATCAAGAACCAATTAAATCACATTGCAATAAATCTTTATGTAAAAGAAGAAAGTATGGCATTGGTGCAAATGTAGATGCAGTAGAAATAACAGGTATATCTATTGTTAAATCAGAACCAAGAGTGTTCTTTGCAGATTTGGATGGTAGGCGATTAGAGTTAACAAGTTTTGATTTACAATCACAATCTAAATTTCAGATAGCATGTCTGGAGCAACAAAACTTCATGCCGCCAAAAGTAAAAGAAAGCGATTGGCAAGTGTTAATTAACGGATTGTTAGCAGAGGCTAATGAAATAGAAGTACCAGAAGAACTAACTTACAAAGGACATTTTAATCAACTGCTTGAGTCTTTTTGTTACGGAAGAGTACAAGCACAATCGGCAGAAGAATTATTGATTGGTAAACCATGGATTATGGATGGGTATGTCCATTTTAAAATGGATTCTTTTATAGAATTTTTAAGACAAAAAGCTTTTACACATTATTCTAAAGGACAGATTCAAGAGAGAATTAAAGAAATAAATAATGGAAATAAATGTAGCGATGCTAAAAAATTTAAGACAACGGATGGCAAAAGAAAAACTATTCGTGTTTGGTGGGTTCCCGAAGTAAGAGAAGATGTTGAAATACCTAAAGTAGAATTTGAAGAGGAGGTTCCGTTCTAATGGAAGTACTAATAGCTTTTTGCACAATCATAGTTGAGGAATGCAGATACAAAGGTGGTAAGAGTAAGTGCAGTTTTTGGAACCCTGGTGTAGTTTTTAAAGACATGGACGAATGCACCAAAGATAAGAAACTGATAGAGGATTATGTAGTAGAAGAACTGTGGAGGATACACCCAGAGGCAGTTAAAATTTATGCAAAAGGAGTGTGCTTCAAAGAAGATAAACCTAAAAAACAAACGGGTAGAAACAAAGGACAAGGAGATAGAAAGTGAGTAATGAAACGGCAATCTATGGACCACCTGGAACGGGTAAAACAACAAAACTTTTAAATATTATAGAAGAAGCTATTGCAGATGGAGTTGATCCACAAAGAATAGCTTTTTTATCTTTTACAAGAAAAGCTGCACAAGAAGCTATTGACAGAGCTTGTGCTAAATTTAATTTAGATCAAAAATATTTTCCTCACTTTAGAACACTACACTCTCTTGCTTTTCGTTGGGTTGGAATGAAATCCGAAGATGTTATCAAATCTGCCGACATGAGATTCATAGGTAAAAAACTAGGTATATCTTTTAGAAAAGAAGAGAAAATAAATATAGAAGAAGGAGACATGTTTACACCTGGGTCAAGTGATGGGGATAAATATTTTTATGTATATAACATGTCTAGGTTAAAAGGCACTGATCTAATGAAAGAGTTTGATTCTTTTGGAGACATGTCTTTGAAGAGAGCATACATGCCTACAGTTGCAGAAGGCTATCAAGATTTTAAAAAGAAACATTTCAAGTTAGATTTTACAGACATGCTCCTTAAATTTTTAGAACAAGGAACTGGTCCAGATTTAGATTTATTAATTGTAGATGAGGCACAAGATCTAGTTCCTATTCAATGGAGAATGGTCAAGGAGTGTTTGTTACCTAATGCTAAAAAGGCTTACTATGCTGGGGATGACGATCAATGTATTTTCAATTGGGCAGGCGCAAACGTAAATCATTTTTTAAACTGTGCAAAAGAATCCATTGTACTAGATCAATCTTATAGAGTTCCATACACTGTCTGGTCTGTTGCAAAAGATATAATACAAAAAGTTCAAACAAGAAAACAAAAGGAATACAGACCAAAAGAAGAGGAGGGCAGTGTTTCTTATTATTACAATGCCATGGATATAAATTTTAGCAAAGGAGAGTGGTATGTATTGGCGAGAACGAACAGAATACTTTCTGATATAGGAAATAAACTACAAGATGAGGGATACATGTTCTGGAGGGAGGGATCTGGATGGTCTGTGTCTGAACAGTTAATTAACAGTATAGAGGTGTGGATACAATTATGCAAAGATCAAAGTCTAAGTGTACAAAATTGGGTAGAGTTTTCGAAAAGAACAAAAAAGGGAATAATAGAATATGGTGGAAAAAGAAAGATAGAGCAACTAGACCAAAGCAGAACATATACTTTGGACGATTTATTAAACAGCGAGTTGGGATCTCTTTTAAACTTGAACAAAGAAATGATGTGGTACGATGTCCTAAGTATGACGGATCAACAAAGAATATATATTACCTCGGCAAGAAGAAGAGGAGAGAGAATATTAACAAAGAAACCTAGAATTCGTTTATCAACAATACATAAAGCTAAAGGTGGAGAGGCAGATAATGTGGCATTAATCCTTGACTGCCCTAAGTTAATAAAGGAAAAAGGAGATGAAGATAGTGAGCACAGAGTATTTTATGTCGGAGCGACTCGTGCTCGTAAGTCCCTCCATATAGTTGAAAGTAAAAGTGAAAGCGGATATCAGTTATGAACAGAGAAGAAATTTTAAAACAAGCAATAGAACTTATTAACATAGACAGAGCCGAAGACTATGGGCCTGCATATGAGAATCATAAGAGAATAGCAGATTTATGGTCTGTTGTATTTGGCAAAGAGGTAACAGTTTTTCAAGTTGTACTATGTTTGTTACTTTTGAAAATAGCTAGATTAATTTACTCGCCTAAAAAAACTGACAGTTGGATTGATATTGGAGGCTATTCTGCTCTTGGTGGAGAGTTTGCAGAGAAAGAAAAAAATGACAAATAAAGATCATCAGTATCATTTTATTGATCAAGATATAAAAGATCTGTCCTGGGGAAACATAGACTTTGATTGGTCTCCTCCAAGTGACTTTCCAGATTTAACAAAAGCATCTCGCATTGCAGTTGACTTAGAAACTAGAGATCCAAACTTAATAAAGTTAGGGCCTGGGTGGTGTAGAAAAGATGGATATATAATTGGTATTGCAGTCGCTGCAGGTGATTTTAGAGGTTATTATCCTATAAGACATTCACAAGGTAATATAGATTCAAAAACTGTTTTTAGATGGTTTAAAAAACAGATGGATACTCCAAACATTCCTAAAATCTTTCATAACTCTATGTATGATTTAGGTTGGTTACGAGCAGAGGGTATAGAGGTCAAAGGTCCCATACTAGATACAATGATCATGGCTCCTTTGATTGATGAGAACAGAAGGTTCTATAACTTAAATAGTTTAGTGATTGACTATTTACAAGAATACAAGAGTGAAAAAACTTTAAGAAATGCTGCAAGTGAATTTGGAGTAGATCCAAAAGCAGAGATGTATAAATTACCTGCTAAATATGTAGGAGCATATGCAGAACAAGATGCTGCAGTTACGTTGAGATTGTATGATCATTTATTGCCAATATTAGAAAGAGAAGAATGCACGAGTATCTTTGAACTAGAATCTTCATTAATACCAGTGATGTTAGAAATGAAGACAAGAGGTGTGCGTGTTGACTTAGATCAAGCAGAAAAAATAAAAAAACAAATGGCAGCGCAAGAGAAAAAACTACTTGATGAGATACTCAAAGATACTGGGGTTGCGATTGAACCTTGGGTCAGCGCATCTATAGCAAAGGTCTTTGACTTTTTTGGACTTGAGTATTCTCGCACAGAAAAGATGAGGTTTCCCTCTTTCACAAAACAGTTTCTCTCTCACCATTCTCATCCCGTTGCTAAAAAGATAGTAAAGATTCGAGAACTTAATAAAGCGAATACAACTTTTGTTGAAACTATTCTTAATCATGCTCATAATGGTCGTATACATTGTGACTTTCATCCCCTTCGTACTGATGATGGTGGAACTGTTACGGGTCGTTTTAGTTCCAGTAATCCTAATCTACAACAAATACCATCTAGAGACTTAGAAATCAAGAAAGCTATTAGAGGATTGTTTATTCCAGAGGAAGGATGTAAGTGGGGATCTTTTGATTATGCGTCACAAGAACCAAGGTGGTTGGCTCACTATTGTGCCAAACCCTCTGATGGACTTAGGCATCCTTTGATAGATGAGGTGGTAACCATGTATAATGAAGGTAAAGCAGACTTTCATCAAATGGTTGCGGACATGGCAAACATATCAAGAAAAGAAGCCAAGACTGTTAACCTTGGTATCATGTATGGTATGGGTCGTAAAAAATTAGCAGACACACTAGCCATCACAGAGGATGAGGCAAGTGATTTGTTAAAAACATACAATGATAAAGTTCCTTTTGTAAAAGATTTAGCGACAAGAGTTTCAAACTTTGCATCACAGAGAGGAATGATAAGAACTCAAC